GCATCGTAAAGTTCGCCAGAATCATAGGTATGAGTTACATCGTAGGCGGCTAATGTTGCGTAGGCAAAGGGTTGACACTCGAACTGGATTGAGCATTGACCAAGGAGAAAAAGGTTTTGTAGGCCGATTTCGGAATAGATCTTTCCCACATAATACTTATCAGTCTCATCACTAAATACTAAATTTTTATTACCCGAAAATCCGCTTAACCAATATGCTATTTGTCTAGCCCGAGATCGTAACTCAGCAAAACTTGTGCCGACATATTTCAAATCGACTTGGATTATACGCTTATCAAAAGTGTTATCTGCAAAATCGAACGTACCACTTTTTCCCGGTATTACAAGTTCTCTTTTTCGCAAAACGGGAAGCATTGGGCGGGTTACGCTCTTAGCCACAATACCATATGCTGAACTATTTATAGAATTGTAGGTAAATGTTATCAAAAATAATCACCACCTCTTATGTTGCCGCTATAACTCCACTTCCACGACTTCTTGATTTCTGCAGATTAAACAATTCTCTAGCCACAAGATGAATATCATTGTCATCCCGCACGTTCATATTTGCGATATTAAAATGATTAGTTACACCTTGACCTAACATTTCCTCAGTTTGTTTATTTGGTGTAATACTAGAACCTTTAGGAAGTCGGAGAATTTCTGGTCCTTTTTCGCCAACTAGTGCCATACCACCTTGGAAATTGTTTATGCCATCAGCAAATGCACCAATCTGGTAACCACCGTAGCCGCCATATTCTTGATTTGAAGTAGTATTTGTTGTGGCATTTTTATCTTTAGCATCTGTATTATTCCATTTCGTTAACCAATCCCACGCTTTTTCAATAGCTCCTGTAACATCATTCCAGTGTTTAACAAGTTCATATATTCCTGCTCCCAATCCAGCAATTGCCAGAATAACAACTCCGATTGGATTTGCATCCAATGCAGCATTAAATAGCCATTGTGCGGCAGCTATAATGCCTAGTGCAATATTTCCGGATTCAAGTGCTGTTAAGTATCCCCACTGTGCTGCAGTTGCTAATGCCATTACAACACGATATGCAACCATGGCGGCTTTCTGAATATTTTGTACTATAGTTAATGCTTCTATTTTTATTTTAACTGCTAATAAAATTGCTTCATGGGCGATATAAGCCAACGTGAGAAGTTTTACAACATCTTTGACAAGTGTGGAATTATCGCGAACAAATATTAATGCATTCCTTAATATATCTAATGCATTTTTAATTAAATTTTTAATTGCTGTTTCTAGTCCGTCTGATCCATCGACTAAATCAGGGAAATATTTTTTAGCTATGTCCTTAACTATAGCTACAATATTATTGAATCTAGGAAGTAATTCGACATTTATAAATTCCGATAACTCTTTAAATTTTTCAATAGCCTTGTTTGAGAAATCTGTTATGAATTGTTTTATTTTAGGCATGTTAGTGGTAATCCAGTTTGTAAAACTTTGAATATTTGGTAATGCTTTATCGAGTACCGAAGATCCAACATCCAAGAATGTATTTTTTAAAATTTTAAGTTGACCAGGGAGAGTTTTTCCTGCCGCTTCTGCTGAACCTCCAAACTCTTTAGTCAATTCAGCCATGATGATCTTCTGTGCACCTACTACATTCCCAGCTGCTTGCATTGCCTTAATCTGATCCTTTTGCCCTTGTGTAAAAGATACGCCAACTCTGCTTAATGCTGTAATTCCAACTATCGGATCATTAAGAGCTTTGCCGAGCTGGATCGCTGAACTCTTAGTATCTTGTCCCAGTGCTATTGACATATCATTTGTAATTTTTAATGCATCGGGGAAAACCTTTTGCCCTATGTTTGTAAATGTGAGCAATAGATTTTCTGTCGCCGTGTTTGCATTAGCACTGTAAGTAGTAAGCATAGATTGACTATTGGCAAGATCCAAAAGGGAATCTTTGGTCATTCCTGCTGCACTTCCAGTTGATTTAAGTACAGTGTCCATCTGTGCTAAAACTTGGGAAGTTTCCATGGAATCATCCCATACTGCTTTAAAACCTAATCCAGCTCCGACAACAGAAGCAACCTTTAATGCTGCTTTTGCAATGCTACCAAACGAAATTCCCATAGATTTACTAACGTTACTAGCCTTATCATCTACATCTCTCAATGCTGCTCCAGCTCTAGTCAGATTAGGCTCAAAATCCCTAAGACTTGCGACTATGTTGACAACAAGAGAACCAATCGACTCGTCGGCCATCAATATCACCTTCCTTATAATCCGATTTGATCAATATATACCCCTTGTTCCGTTTCGTTAGTTTCTGAATTTTTCAATCCTCGAATACTTTGTAGATATTCATTAAATGGAACAAATGTATCCTCTGTAAAGCTTGGATACTGAACAAGCCAAAATTCCCATGCAGTTTTTTCGAATTCTTTATTTATGCCCTCGATATATAAATCAATGAAATCTTCCATGTCCATATTTAAGATGTAATTAATATTGGAATATCGTTTAAGGATAAAATCATTCAGTTCGGCGGCTTCTACTTGACCGCCGATTTGAAAAAACTTGCTAAATCATTTTCTACGAAAATATCTCTTATCATCGCAATCAGTTCGGATAATTCCAGTTCTCTTATTTCGTTTACTGTTTTATCAGAAACGGATGCCAACAATTCAAATATTTCATTCTCGGCAGCATCCATGTTTTCTATAATTACAAAAGCGATATCTAGCCCAAGTTGTCTGTTGGTTTCGTCTTCATTACTATCTTTATCTTTGACCTTTTTACTTGAATACATTTCTTTTTCTAGCCCAAGTTGTCTGTTGGTTTCATCTTCATTACTATCTTTATCTTTGACCTTTTTACTTGAATACATTTCTTTTAAAGCTGTTTTTAGATCAAGTTTTTTAATGATTTTTATTAATTTAAATGCATCTTTTGCAAGTAATTTTCTCATTTAAAACGCTCCTTCATTTTTAAAAATAGGAAAAGGGGCCTATTAAGCCCCTTATACTGAAGTTGTAAATTTGAATGTTTCAACTGCGGATAGGCTATTTCCACTATAATCCTTGAGTCCTGTTCCAAGTATAATATTGTAACTGGTTGATGCAGTTAGTATTGCAGATATAGTCATTGTTACAATTCCACTAGTTACCGTAAGGACACCGGAAATTGTCGCTGCAGCCGTAGGACAAATAAGCATGATATTTGCTGCTGTAATAGTACTGGATAGTATTGGCTCACTAAATGTAAGCGTGATATTTGTCGTCTGAGTTGCACTGGTGCTATCAGCAGATGGAATACTGCTTGCCAGTGTAGGAGGTGTGATGTCAGCAGCGGTACCGTAAACTGTTGTGAACCAGGCTGTACCGATTGTCGCAGTATAATCCACAGCATCATCCCTAATGCTCGACTTAAACCTACCATCATAGATCCTGGCAACACCCTTCCATGACATCGTTGGTGTTTGCCAGTTAATTTTATCAGCTTTGGTTTGGAAATCAGTCTTTGGTTTATTGAATTTACCCTTCAGAAACCAATAATAGGAATAACCACCATTGGAACGTTTTGCTCTAAACCCGAAAGCGCAATCCACGGGTTGATCAGTTGTCAATTCGTTTAATACTCCACCGGCAATGGTATGCCCCTCTAGTGCCGCATAATCTTCCTGAGATATATCAGCCATATCGACATCCAGATCGATTTGCCCCATAGTCTCGGCAGTGTCATAAGCACCATCATCAGCGAAGAGTGTTTCCACATTGGAATTAGGATTGTAGGATACCTTAATGGCTCCTCGTAGGGGCACAGGTGTCTGATAAGTAACTCCTGCCGTGGTGTCTGAGGTTAGGAGTGCATAGTAAAACTGGTCGAGCCCAATTAATATCTTCCTTGACATATAATTCCACTCCTTTTACTTAAATTTGCGCAGACAAAAGACACCCATTTCTGAGTGCTAAAGTTTGTTTTTATTTGTACTAAAATATTTTACTTAGAAATTAGGGTCACTGTAATCCCTGCGAAATCTCATGCTTTTATGAAAAATCTGAGTGTCAACTTCGAACAGATCGGTTGCAAATATTCTAACAAAATCCAATGTAGTCATAGCCGAATCCACGGCCAAGGCATAATTAGAAAGACTTGTTTTCCCCCATAAATCGACCTGAAAAATAATCTCGCTTCCAATCTCCTGATTATCAGCGTAAAGATTTCCAACATTCCCGAGTTCAAAATAACTTAAAAGTGGAAGATTGGTAAAAGCGGTTGGATATTGAAAATAAAAACCTGTCAAAGTTGATAGAGCGGTTGCCGTTTGCAGTGCAGATAAAACAGTTGATTTTATATTTTGCATTACAATCCAGCACCTTTCCTCATGGCTTTAGCGAGTTCTTTAAGGATTCTTTGTTTATTGTTGTTAAATGCAGGAAAAAGGAATGGGTGTGCAGGAATTCTTGACGTTCCGAATTCTTGCGCGGCCGCATAAACTGTATTCGTCCCTATTGTTACGGCAGGATTATCAGTTCCAAAGTCCTCTGTTGTGTATGACAGACTAGCCCTGAGTCGCCCCGTGTCGACTGGAGCGTTAATTTTTGCATCCCTTTCAACAATTAAAGCACTGGTTACCAGTGCTTCTTCAATAGCTGTTTTGGTGTTTGTTCCAATATTCCTGAGTCTTTCGGAAATCTGGACAGATCCTTCAACTGCCATATTAACTCACCACCGGACGAGCAATTATCTCATAATGAATAGGATATTTTTCAATCCGATATATGGTGTAGGTTCCGTCATTATCGATAATTCGTCCATTTTCTTTTGCCGAAGTGGATGTTTTTAAAAAGAACAAATTCATTTCTCCTGCAGAAGATATTCCATAATCCTTGAATGCCATTTCTCCAGATAGAGGTTGTTTATGTGACGCTTCAATGGTCTGCGATGCAGTCCAAATGTCAACCGGAATCCCTTCCCCATCAAAAGTAGTGATTTTGTTTTGAACAGTTACGGTTATATCTAATTTCATAGCATCACCTCTAAAAAATTCGTCGTTTATATGCGTCTAGTACATAGGCATACTGCTGAATTAGGGGAGCGTTGTTGTAAATGAGCATCAACTTTCCTTCCATTAATCGGCTTAATCCAACACTTCGGTCTTGTTGCTGACTATGGAGACTCGCCACTATGTCAATCGTAACGTCTTCTAAATCATTGGGTAACGTTCTTAATGCCTCTGGTGATAGTGTATACCCTGCTGAGTAAACCACTTCGATATTGTCTATTGGTGCTGTAGGTTCACCCACAAGCCCCGTAAGGTACCCATACCACGTCCAACCAATATCCCTGAACACAATGCCTTGATCGAGATATGTCTGGTCGCTGGTGACATAATCTGTCCCGGCAGTAAATGAAGCACTGTCAACTTTTACTGAAGTTATTTGATTTACTGGATACTGCTTCAGGATAAGCTTTTGCCTACCATTACCTTTATAAAACTCTGAATAAGTATCCTTTATAAACAGGCGATTGCAATATTTTGATACCATTGTGGATGCAGCATTTATATACCGCTCAAGCAGATTATCCATGCTGTAATCCCATGCAAAATATTTGTAGTTTGCTACCGTTATTACTCCGGTTCTGGTGGCAGTAAAAGTCGTTGTGCCGGCCACATAATCAATTGTCATTACAGCCGTAGAAATAGAATCTGAAGCTGTTGCGGTAGCCGTGGCTACTCCTAGTTGATAAAATGTCCCGAAGTAATTTGTGGCTAAATCGATATGAGTGAAGTTAAAAGTAATGGCCGCCGTGTCTGTTGTTAATGTTTCTGAACTTGTTACAGCGGTTAAGGTATACATATTAAGGAAAAGCCTAACGCTGTTCATTGTGGTTAATGCTTGACTAATTAAGGGCATCGCATCCCCCTCCAGAGTTTAAATTGGAAAGGGGACGATTTCTCGCCCCCTTATTTCAATACGATTTTTTCACTTGATGGTTTTTTCTTATTATCAGGCTTAACCATCTTGTCCTTATTGGGCTTTTGCATTTATTTCACCTCTTAAGTGGCCGGTTCGTCAATGGCAGTCCTGTCACCAAGGATGGCAGCAAGAGAAACTGTTACGGTGTTAGTCATGGCTCCGCTAGGAGTAATATAGAGCTTAATATATCTCTCATATCCCGCCAGATCAACAAACTCGCCCACAGTTTGAGCGGAGCTAGTTGTAAATGTGGATGAAATGGTATCAGTAGCAGAATTTTTGATTGTATATGTCCCCGTATTGGTAGCATCTTCATAAACATAGACAGAAGTATATTGGGATGTTAACTGACCTGTCTCTCCCATTTGCTGCAGGCTAATATATAGCGATTCATAACCCATGCGGTCAATTGCTGCGCTCACATGGGCACTAGTTCCAGCGGCTGAAATCGCTTCACCGTTTAGGGCATATTTTCCTATTACCTGTTCAATTAATTTACGTCTACTTGGCATTGAAATTCCTCCTTAAATTTAAAATAGGGGAAGGGACTTGATAAGTCCCTTATGCATTCGGATAGTTCCAAACTAGGAATGAGGTATTATGTCTCAGTGCCATATCATGTCTAGCCGTGATACGCAATACGGTCTGGTCGAGACTGAACGAAGACTGTAGGCTAGATCCATCAAACCATGATGCTTCTTGGCTGGCTAAAAATTCAAATGACATCTCATCTCCAAACATAAATTCAGAGAAGTCACCAAGGAAGATATCGGAGTAAGTGGAACCGGCCGTACTATTTGCGGAGGTAATTTGGTTGACAACTTTGTATGGGAATCCGTTTAAGGTGCCCTTATCCATTTCAGCTCGATAAATATATTGATTAGTGGTGGTTTTTAAGTTATAGAATGCACTCCACATTTGGCTGTTAAAGATCCAGCCCACCGAGAACATAGGAGTATTAGCCTGCATGAGTGTACCAATCATGCTTCCGGGAATGTCGGCGGTTAAGGTGGCTGCTCCTGTTGCAACTGAAATATTGGCTGTGGCTACACCTTTCTTGATACCCAACGGGGTATAAGCTGTACCTTCTCCATAAAGAGCAACATAGTCAATCTTAAGTTTCATTTGATTGACCATATCATCCCGAACCAGCATGTCTGCAGCGGGGGAACTATCCCTAATGAGATCATTGGAAACAGGGACAAGGGTAACAAGCTTTTTGGAGTTCATTTTGATGCTACCAAAACTTGGCTTAGAACTAGTAGCATTTTGATTTTCTCCGACATAGGTTGATGTTGCCCCACCAGTTAATTTAGGGATATTGATATTCCCACGTGGCATTGGAATGTGGCGGGCTCCAAGTTCCATGACCGCTGTTTTGGACAGCAAGAGAGGAATGATATCCTGGGAATATTGCTCACCGATCAGGAAACCGCCCTCTGAAGGTGTTGTGGCTGAAAGTTGTTTGAGCAATGCCTGCACTTGTTTGTCCTGTGGGTACATACCCTTTGAAGATGTTCCGTTGCCTCCGCTAGCGATAAACAGGGCTTTTTCGGGATCATTCTTTGCAACGGTTAGGCATTTAATAGCCCGAGTAAAGGTTAGACTCGGCTCTTTCTTTTCTGGTATTCCTTCTTCTAGCTCTCTGGCTTTCTGCTCAAAAATACCAGCATATTTGCGTTGAGTCTCTTCGTATTGAGTTTGCTTTTCAGCGTGTTCCTTTTGCTTTTCCAAAATCGGTGCAAGTTGCTCCTTGACTGTATCATTCATAAGCGATTTAAGTTCATTGATATCCATTTAAATTCCTCCCTTTAATTGTTGGCTAATAATTTCTATCATCATGTTTTTGAGCATCCCTGGTTCAATATTTAGTTCATCTTTTGCAGCGGATTTTGGATTAGGGATGTACTCTATAGCATCAAGGTTTATTTCAGCCTTGGTTGCATCTTTGGGAATTAAAAGAGACATCTGATTTTTAATTTCATCAAATGCCCGTTTGAATTCTTCGCTTAATTCTATTTTTATAGTTGTTTCCATTAATGGAACTGTTCTGGTTCCTGACATCATGGGATTCATCGGCATTGTCATCTGCGACGTCATGCTTGCGGTATCCACCGGAGTTCCACCAGGTTCCATTGGCATAGTTCCATCCAAGAAATCTTTCATACCCTTTTGGCATCCTTCTAGTTGTTTGTGGATTCCAGTTAGTGTTTCTCGATTTTGCGCTGATATAGTGGCACCTGATTTTCCTCTTGGCTTAAATGATTTAGGCAAATAAACCTCTTCAAT